CTAACAGGAGCGTGGTAATGTGTCTCTATCGTTCCGATTCCAGAACCTCAACCGCTTAGTTTTAAAAACCAAAAAAACAAAAAACAGGACCCGATTGACCACCTGGTCAACAGTACCGTCAACTTGGACAAATTGCACCGCTCGCTCGCCGCCAAACCCAGTTAGGAAGGTCTCACGAACCTTGACTGGTTGCTTCAATCAACCACGCGATGGCAGATTGGGAGTTTGATGATGTCGGAGGACAGGGAAAGATCTTCTTCATGGACACCAATCTCAGTAGTCCCATTCTGGTCACCGAATTGGACGACACTCGACAGTTGTTTGTCGACACAATTTCATCTAACGACAAAGATTACTTCTATGACCTTGATTGGAGAAGACGCAATAATGTAACATTTTTCCGAAAGTTATGCAAAGTGAAGGGATGGACTTCGAAATTCCTGTCAGGGATGAATCGATTAGAGCCAGAAGAGTATGAGGAGATAGAGAAGGCAATGATGAATGAGCGCTTAAATGTTGAGTCCGATTACATAGAGGCGGCACACCTCTGTCAAGACATTGAGAATGCATTATGTGCAGGACTCTCAGCAAGGGGATTGCCAGAGGAAGAAATCAAAGGAACGTCAGCTCTATTGATGAGTGATGAAGCATTGCCCTTCCGCACAGCATATGAGGAGTTTTCTGATCTTTTCGGTCGCACCGAGTCACGAGTTCGTAAATCGGAATATGCATGGACAAGAGGATCTGTAGGATCAGTGACAATATGGATTACCCCCAAGCATGCCATAATCGAAACGAGTGGAAAATTCCGGTACAGCAGTACAAACCAGGTCCTCATGCTGAAAGATAAAATCGCAACTAGATTCATGCTGCTTGAGCATGTTGCACCGCTTGGCTTGGACCTCAACCTACGACAACATTTGCTTGATTTGTTTGAGTGGCAGGACGCAACATTGACCCTATACGGTAATCAAGCGTACAATATTCTCAAAGCAGTTGAGCCTATGTATAAGACCCGACTGTCACACGTAGTGGACAATATCTTCGGGGACGACACCGCATATACCCGAATGATTGCAAAGATGGATGAGAAGGAAGAGACAATTCGTCGTGTGACAGGCATCCGAGGACATAAGAGAATGAAGACACTTCAAATGTTAGTTGAGCGTACGGAAGGTGTTCGCAATATAGTTGAAATGTTTGGATGCCTTAAGTCTTGTGGACATCCTATTATCGATCCCCGTCTTGGAGGGCTGTCGGCTGCAGCAGAAGCTAGATCACCGGATCTAACAAGCATCGTAGACGCTCAGGCTTTGAGAAACACATTTTGTCATACCGTTCTAGTCGCCTATGTTAAAAAACACGGACGTTGGCCGAAATTGACTCACACAAAAGCAGGAACTATACTTCGCAGACTAAATGATAGACAAGAGCGAAATTTAGACTACAATTCATACCCCTTTGAGGATTGGACAACGACCGAATGGACAAAGATTCTTGACTTCGACTTCTTTCCTAATTTCCTTGAACTCATGGATGATAAGTCAATCTCATTTTACAGGTCTGATATTGCACTTTCGTGGGATCATGACCGTAAACCATCATCACAACGGAGATTGTTGCTCGAGCTAATGAATCGTGAAGGAATTGATATAAAAGGCATCATTGAGAAGGTAAGTAGACGTGAAGTACCATTCGACTGGTTTGTCGTCAGTCTATATCCCAAAGAACGTGAATTTAAGATTGAACCAAGAATGTTCGCGATGTTGATCCTAGAGATGAGGTGTTTCTTCACAGCTATTGAGGCCAATATTGCCGATGGACTCTTTCGTTACCTTCCTCAACAAACAATGACTAAGACAAAGACTCAGAATCAAGAACGTTTCCTTGCATTCACTGACCCGGCTAAGCAGTCAGGGAACCACACTTTGTTTCTGGAGATCGACTTATCCAGGTGGAATCTACGATGGAGAGAACTTGTGATTCATATGCTGGGTCATGATCTTAATATGATGTTTGGGATGCCTGGAACTTTCACAGTCACTCATTGGTTCTTCCGTCAAAGCCAAATCGTCGTCAGAGTCCCCGGATTAAGACCTGAGGGCATTGAACAACCTTACCCTCCTGTGACTAGTCTCGCATGGGATCAACATCTTGGAGGGTTCGAGGGTTTGAATCAAAAGCTCTGGACTGCAGCTACCTATGCTATGGTTGAGATGGGTCTTATTCCTCTTCTCAAAGATGGTACTATTTCAAGCTACGAGTTGATCGGACAGGGTGACAATCAGGTTGTTCGCTTGTCTATACCTAGTCAAGACGAACCCCCTGAAGTGGCTGTCCCTAACGTCAGAGACCGAGCGAATGCTGCTCTTGAGTCTGCTTGCCGAAGTGTCAATCAGATAGTAAAACCCGACGAGAACATCGAATCAACGTCTGTGTTAACTTACTCGAAGGATGTTTATGTCCAAGGTGTTGAGTATCCAACATCTCTCAAGAAGCACAGCAGGTTGTTTCCAGTCACCTCAACGGACTTTCCATCGGTCGCAGGCAACGCTCGAGCTATACTTTCTGGGGCTGTGGCAGGGGGAGAAAACGCTATGCATCCTCTCCGGAGTTCTTTGATAGGTTGTTATCACGCCATTCGTTACCTTCGTAGTGCAACACGAGGAATGAGTATTCACGGTACCGATTTCCCCAAGCTAACGGATGTTGAGCTAATTGCATGCATGGTGTTACCCGCCTCTATAGGTGGTCTGGCTGGACTCAATTTTGCTTCCTTCTTTTACAAAGGAGGATCAGACCCACTAGGGAAGGAGATTAGTGGTATGAGAATGCTGTCATGCGGACTATCGGTGGCCAGTCGCCTGTGTTCGACTTCTCTAAGGGCTTTGGAAGAGAAGTATCACATCGAAGAAGATCCTGATCTAACGACCTTGATTGATAACCCCTACGCTCTTCCCCTCGCAAAGACTGCGTCGCCGCTGAGTAAGGTAGGTCGTTTGACTCTTGCAGCCTTTAGACCCAAGGTTCTCAACCACGAGATAAAACCTCTCTTGTCCGAGAGAGTTCTGAAAGAAGAAGAAATTCTGAAGCAAGACCTGATCAGTATTACTCCTCTCAATCCCATTCTTCTTCATGATTTATACGAGGCATCCGGGTTTGGTACTATCAGACTTATGAGAAAGATGTTTGTCCACACCCGAACTGTCCAGACTGTTGCTCAATGGGTCAATCCTGACATCACGCACATCTTCCTTCGTGCTGACTTGAATGATGTTCTGAGTTTCAGAGATTGGTTAAAGGGACTTCCAAGACGTGGATACTCAGGGAAAAGTTCGTTCGAACTGTCTAACCGATTCAGGAGTTATTGGGGGGCGAATATTCAGGGTGTATCTAGCTATCAGCCATTGGATTTTGTGCACAAGGTAGATAGCACCAGGTCCCCTAGCTCTATCAAATGGTCTGCCCATTCTCATAAGGATCTTCTTCACACAAGAGGCCCGCTAAGTGGGTATGTAGGAACCGCAACTCGAGAAAAACGTTCCGAGCATGGTTACAAAATCGTCGATACGGGTGCCCCGTCTCGTTCAGTGACCAAACTTCAGCTCATCAGGAGTCAAGCTTATGGCGACAAGAGTTTCAATAAATTACTTGATAACATAGCATTCACTCGATCCCCGGTCCGATTGTCAGACATCACTGAATATTTGCCGAAGGTTGTTGGAGGATCAATCATTCATCGACTGGCATCTGTTATTAGATCAATGGCAGCTTCATATGTAGGTCCTCTCAACTTCGTAACCCACATACGAATAGATACAGACAGTCTAGGAGTTATCAGCGGGAGCGCTCTCAATTATCCCATCATGATTCAGGAATATATCGTAGTGGCCCAGGCAGGTGCGAAACTTAATTATATGTATCGGAATGCTCAGTCTGGTGAGCTATTATTTGATGCTGCAGATCTGATCCCTCTGCCTGAAGATACTTTGGCCTGTCCTCCTCCCCTTTTCTCTGATGTCAACCTACCTAAGAGTGTGTTGCTATACTCAGAGACACTAAATCTGACAAGAACATATGACAATGTTGCAATGTC